TACTACACTAGGGATTTTCAGTTTTAAATAGCATTATCGTGCACTTTAAAATTGAATTATACTTTATATTTTTTATTAATTAACCGAAACCAACAAATTAGTTGGAGAAGGCGAGGCCGCCCATACCACTCTGGATGCGGAGGACGTTGTAGTTGACAGCGAACATGTGGAGGTTGGTCGCGTTGTCACACCCGGCAGTCGTGGTGATGGACACTTGCGCGTTATCGATGCGCGAGAAGTTGCATGTGCCCGTGGGTTGGTGTTCTTCGGGCTTGAGCGCGAAAGAATACGAATAGACACCGGCGTAGGGGGAGCCGGAGTGATGGTTGAAGGCTTGCACTTGGTTGAAGTACTTACCGGACTGTTCCTTGAAACGGTCTTGGCCGTTGAGGACAAGCTTCATGGAACCAACGGTACCGACAGCTTCTTCCGTGAACTTCGCCGAGCCACCGTCGGTACCAACCTTAAGCAGGGGGGCGCCGGACAGGGACGTCGAGATGAACGCGTTAGACGCCGTGATCGCAGTGGGGTCGGACTCGAGGACGATCTCATCATCGGCAGCCTTGGTCGTGAAGTTCCAGAGACCCTGCCTGTCGTCGTTCTCAGAGAGACACCAGACCAACTCCTTGACGGGGTGGTTGTACGACAGGCGGACTTGCTTGGTACCAGCGGCGGGGAGCACACTGTCAACACCGGTGTGCTGCACCTGCTCGATCAGGTATTCGTGACCCTTCTGGGCGAAGCGGCGACGCTCCTCGGTGTCAAGGTAGATGTAGTTAGCCCACACCTTGAAGGTCTTGGAATCGTCGGAGTATTCAGTGAAATTGGCGGACAGGTCGAAATCCAAACGGACTTCGTGGTATTGAAGCGCGATGAGGGGCAACGCCAAACCGGGGTTGCGGTTGAAGAAGAAGATCAGGGGCAGGAACACTTGCGCGTTGGCTTGCCCAGTGGTCATCTTACCCCAAGAAGCCTTCTTGGACTCGTCCAAGTAAAGCTCCGAGTACAAACGCCACCATTTCTGGTAGTGCTTGTCAATGCGCTGACCACCGATGGAAAGCTCAACATCCTTGATGGAACGTTCCGCCAACCAACAGGCATCGACGCCCGTGGTAGCGGTACCAGACGCGATGGTAGCCGGCGCCTTGAGTTCGATGTACATGTCGTTGACAAGGTCACCGTTACGGGCGATAGTCACGGAGACGCGTCCGGAGTCGCCAGCGGAACCGTTGACGGTCTGCTCGATGTTCTCCATCGCGAAGTTTGTGTGGCGTCGGTAGACAGCCTGGAAAAAGGTAACCTTAGGGTTTCCGGTAAGGTAGACGTCTTGGGCGCCATAGGCGACGAGTTGCATGAGACCACCGGCCATTTTGAGTTGTTGTACTATACACCAACATTTTTTTTGAGCCGCGAAAAACACGGCACCATTTTTCCTCGCCATACATAAATGTCCCAACACACCCCATCTGAAGTTGAAGCCGAACCCAGCGCAGAATACCAATCTGAATCCGAATATGAAAATGAGTCTCAGCCTGATGATATCGACCAAGTAGATCTCACGCAATATGAAGATGAGGATGAAGATGACATGATGAGTCCGATGGAAGCCATGCTCGCATCTGTCTTGACCACACAAGACGGTGATACAATTTGCACGGCCATCGTAAACTTAGGTCGTCAAATGGAAATCCAAAATAAGATTCTTGTCAAACTTTTATCATCCCTCCAGAAGAATAACACCGCTTAAAAAAATAAACCTACAATTAGGAAATGGCAGAGGTCACTACACATTTTATCGATGAGACATCCAACCGTGACGATGCGGCTAGTGCGATGTGGACCAACCAGATCCAAACTTTTTCTCATGACGATGTCATGAAATTTCTCGTCCAGCTGGAAGATATGTGGAAAATCAACGACCGCGACGACATATACTTATCCTATCGTATCGGCTATGAAAACTTTTTTACAAAAGAGGAACTGACGGAGGACGGCTTACCGATATCTATTGATATTATACGTGTTGAATCTAAAGTCAAGCGCATGAATGAACGCCTGTGCGAACTTTACCATAGATCAGACACTCTTAACATGATGGATATCGAAGATGATAACGATATGAAGATATCCGTTCGCATTAACCGCCTCCTGGATCAAGTAGACGATGCATGGCAAATTGTATTTCGACACGCTCGTATAAGTGAACGTATGAACAACCCCACATACGTCCCAATTAACCCCGAAACCGACCCTTCAATTTTCAGAATGTCCACCATTAGCAACATAGAAGAACTTAACCCATTTCAACAGGCTGCAATCCAAACACTCAAGGATCTATACCAGCGACAAATTAGACGATACAAGGGACAGTGTTGTGTCCAAATTAAAACGCTCGATGGAGCACTCACACGCGCGTGGAAACCGATCGAGACGATCGAGGAATACGTATACGGCGTGGCTAAAAAAGAAGTACAATTTGAATTATGGAAAAACTTAACCGCACGCGCACCTGGTCACAACGATCTTATTAGACACTTAAAAAATACAAAAGATATGCAATTTCCCGAAATTAAAAAGAACCGTCACGTATGGTCGTTTAAAAACGGTATATTCATCGGTAAAGAATTTGATTGTGAAAAGTCGGATATTCTCACCCCACATTGGCGTGCTAGTTTTTACACGTACGAATCCAACGAATTCAAAAACTTGGACCAGACTATTGTGAGTTCCAAGTACTTCGATCAGGATTTCACGGATTATACTGATACCGACTGGCGCAAGATCCCTACACCCTATTTCGACTCTGTATTAAATTACCAGAAGTTTGATCAGGATGTTTCTGAATGGATTTTCGCTATGGGTGGTCGTTTGTGCTTCGATGTTAACGAAATTGATAAATGGCAGTGTATCCCATTTTTAAAGGGGGTTGCGCGTTCAGGTAAGTCTACTCTCATCACGAAAGTGTTTCGAAAGTTCTACTGTACTGAAGACGTGAAAACTCTTTCAAATAACGTTGAGCGAAAATTCGGTTTATCCGCAATTATGGATGGGTTTATGTTTATCGCACCTGAAATCAAGGGTGACCTTGCATTGGAACAGGCTGAGTTCCAGTCGATTGTGAGCGGTGAAGATGTATCGATTGCGGTGAAGCATGAAAAGGCTAAATCGTTTGAATGGACTGTACCGGGTATTCTCGGGGGTAATGAAGTACCGAATTGGCGCGATAATTCGGGGAGTATTTTACGACGCGTGTTGACTGCCGACTTTACGAGACAGGTTCGCGAAGCAGATCCCACACTGGATGCTAAACTGGAAGGTGAACTTCCACTGATTTTACAAAAATGCGTTCGCGCGTATCTAGAGTTTGCACAGAAATGGCCAGAAAAGGATATATGGAATATCGTTCCCAAGTATTTTGTGGATGTTCAGCGCCAACTCGCTACATCGTGCAGTCCATTGGAATCGTTCCTATCGGAACCCTGTATCGAATTCAACCGCGATAAAAAGTGTCCACTCAAGTTTTTCAAGAAAAAATATTCAGAGTTCCACGGTGTCATGCACAAATCCCTCAACCAAGATATATGGGCAGGCCCATTTGGATCTAGAGACATTAAGGTTATTAGAATTGCAGAGCCTACAAAATACCAGAGTTGCGATGATACATTTCCAGTGATGGAACAGAATGGTACAGAGTTTATAATGGGTCTTGACATAGTAGACATGTCAGCGAAACCCGTAATGTCATTCGGAACTGATTAAAATGTCGGAGTATTATATGGGTTTATTTAACGAATTTGAAAATTCGAATTCGAATTCGAATTCGAATACACCTATCACGTCTCAGAACATGATAAGGCGTGCACCTTATCTCACTAACCAGGAACGCGGTGCATTGATGATGAATGCTATGCAATTACCAAAAAATAAAATATCTACCCGGATCGGTGCGATTGCGGGTGCTAAGTTATCTCGTACAAATTTTACACAATTGAGAATATCACCTTTACAACTTTCCATATTTAACGGGATGGTAAATCAGACTGCTAAGGAAGGTAATTACGCGGTGGATGTAAATTCTATATTGTATAAAAACCCTCATAAACAGAAACCCATCGCGCCCGGTTCTACATTAGGAATAGAGGTAAACAGTATACTATTGCGGTATGGGCGAATGGCTATAGGTGCGAAACACACGTTCACGGTCAAACCCAGTGCTAATAATAAAAATAAACATGCTCATTTCTTAGCGGAGATTAATGGACGTATATTTGAAAATGGGATGGAGAGTAAGTTTATGGTTAAGATTTATAAAAATGGAAAGATGCAATTTTCTGGTGGTATTTTAAACAATAATATCCGACACCCGGAAATGATACGGAAATATATCATAGACACGTATACACCTGGGTCGAAGTTTCTTTATAACCCGATAAAGTACGTTGTTTTGGTTGGAACATTTCAAGCCAATGGCGTCTTGGATTTAGCCAATATAGCGCGGGCGTTTTCTCGGTCTAGAAATGCGTCGTATGAACCAGAATTAAGACCATCTTTAAAGATGGAACACAAGAATTACGGGTTTCAATTATTTAGATCGGGAAAAATACAGATTATGGGTGCCAAAACAACGAATGATTTGAATTCTGCGTACAGCGTTGGTAGCGATCTTGTAAAAGAGTTAAATGTGATGGGTTTGATCAGTAATTTTAAAAATATGAACTTTAAACCGGTCGCGAAGAAGCTGCGTGTAATCAAAAATAAAGTCGCCGAGAACACGGGAAATACGGTTAGCTATTTTAATAAAGAGAATTCTAAAAACGGTAAAAACGGTGTACGTATAGGGACGAAGAAGTGTGCGACTATACCCCGCCCTAAACTAGTAGCAGTCGCAGAGAAAATAGGAATTGTCGATATAACAGGTAGAACGACCAAACCCGAGATATGCACCAAAATTAAAAATAAGATTTACGGTAAATTTACCATAAAGAACAAACCGTGCACAGCGTATACGAAGGAACAACTCATGCCCATCGCGATAACAAAGGGTGTGCCTATTTCAGATAGTGACACGGTGGAGACTATATGTAAGAAACTGAGCATTCCCAAACCGTTACCAGTCAACGTTAAGAAGGTTGAAAAGGTTGCGAAAGCTATCAACACGAAAGTTAAAGCGCAAGGGAAAGTTTTAGAAATGCGAGGTCTCACAAACACTAAGATTAAGAAAGATATCGAAAAATTATACGGTAAGAAGTGGTTGAACACTTACAGGAATGTGATGCCGTCTCTCAATTCAGACGTGACTGAACTTAAAAAACGTATAAACGCCGCGAACACAAAGAAAAATAAGGCGGGTGTACCTTTTAAAATAGGTATCAATGCTATCAAACGTGAGACAGTTTCAGAGTGGAAAATGCAGAGAAGAAAGACACTGAACAACAAACTTAACGCGATGAACAACAATTTAGCGAGGGAACTCGAAAATGGTATGAATAAAAACAAAACACCTTCACCCTCTAAGAAAAAAACAAAATTCCCAAAAGGTACCACAGTTGAAGAGTTATAAAGAAATGTATACATATTCATACAATGGATGATATACGTCTTACGTTTATACACTCTCTCAACGAGAGGGATGGGGTCCGAGTAGATGAAGGTCCGCTGAGAATATCTAAACACATTACACTATCTTTACTAGACAGTGCATTCTATATTATATGTTCATACATACGGGAAGAGCGTTGTATGGACAAGGACTGGGGTATGGGTAGATTGGAGCGTGAATATTTATGCACATATGAATTCATGAATTCTGTAGATGCACGCGAATGGATCGACGAAAATCGTGAAGCAGATGACATTGGCTTACTCGTTCATGTTTTTGACAATGTTTATGACATGACACCAGGTAAACATAGACGTTCGTTGCTTTACATTCTCAACATGTTATATTTCGGTTTATGAGTTTATGTGGCTCGGACATTTGTTTTAAATGTGAAACGTGATATGAGAAATTATACGCGACGAATTCTTCTTTAATTTGATCAGATAATCCATACCCTTCATTCCGCCTCGCTACACCCGAACACACTGCCATCTGCTCCAATTTAAGAAAACGATCTTCCATCGTCACGAATAGTTTAAGAGAATCGGTGGAAACGCCATCCTTCTTCATATTCTCGTACATGCTCTTAGAAGCACCGTCGGAAATATGAAAGTATTTAGTTTTGTATCCTAACAGGCTTATCTCAACCCCTTGGTTCTGACTCGCATTTTGCAGTAAAATAAATAGTATAAATAAAAATAACAGTGCTATCATCTAGTGTTATTCAACATAATAAAAACGTCATTAATCTTATGCACGATTTTGAATAGGTCATCCTTGGTCTGAATAGAAGAAGGATTGATAATCTCAAATTCAGCTTGATATGTCACAGACTCCTCTGCGTCCATATCGTGACTATCACCGGTCATGATGGTAATATCGATTGATACATTTTTACGTACAAACGATAAACGTTGCTTCGTTTTTTTCTTATCCATCTCTCTATCAACATCCTCTGGCATGGGAGTTTCCTTTGACACGCTGAAACGAAGATCGAATGGGGTATTCAGCATGTGCTTGAAATCGTGATTGGTAAGGCGTTCCTTTTTAATAACTTCTTCCTCGCCGGTAGCCTGATCGGTGGATATACGCACGCCATCGGAATCGCGGTAGAACACTTCATGTTCAGTCCCTACCATCTTTTCCCAACCAGGGTATTTAGATAAACCCGCTATCATACGATCGAACACGGGTTTACTTATATTAGTGTCGAACATAGTGCCATTAAACTTTCCTAATCTGAATTCAATCTCAGTGTGTTCTTCATCCTTGAATTTTTGAACGAGTGGGAAGAGTGTTTCAGTTATATGACGTACGTCCATTATCGTTTCAAAGATATAAATACTATATTCTTTAAACGACTTAGGTTAAAGTTAATACACATAATTCATATATGCGCGGCTTTATAAATGATGAAACGATGTGCTATTTCAACAGTGCGGTACAATGTTTATTCAACATACCGGTACTAACGAACCATTTCTTACGCGACCCTTACAAGGGAGAGGGAGGGTGTATGTTTACTACAATTTATCAAGTGCTTCTGAAACACTATTGGACGGCGGATAAAACTCCACTCAATCTAGATGGTTTACACTTCGCATTTCGGAAAGAGTTTCCTCGGTTCAGGTCTGACGAACAACACGACGTTCAAGAAACGGTCTTATGTATAATTGACATATTGGAGCGCAGTCAGCCTATCATAAAGAATTGGTTTTACGGTAAAAAGACACAAGAAACTATATGGCCAGGTGGTAAAACAGTAAATGAAGAGGATTTCAGTATTCATTTAATGACTTATAGGGGTGATCCTGACATGTCTAAGATGATTAAAGATAGCACGGATTGGAATGTGTTGGAGAATTTTCAGGATGTAAATGGAATAACATATAACGCAGCTACAACACGTATGCTTTTTTCTAAACTCCCACCCATTTTAATGATTTCGTTTGACACTAAAAGTCGTATAAAAATGATACAAAACATGTCACTAGATGACCACCAATATAATTTAATCGCATGCGTTTTACATACTGGAAATCAAAGTGGTGGTCACTACGTAAGTTATATACGTCGAAAGTCAAATTGGTACTTTATTAATGATGAACACGTAAAAGAAATCCCACCACCCCCGGAAGGTAGTTACTATCTCATGATATACAGTTCATAAAATCTTTCATTGAAATATCTTCTTTTATGTTGACGAGTGTTCTATAAAATGTACGTCGACCATTGGGAAACGTCTTATCGCGTCTCCGCAATATAGGTTTCCACCACATGGGTGTATCCTTGTGCATATACTGACACTCTATAATTGCATCTTCTTCCATCCATTCAACTGCATGTGGAGGGACCATATGGTCATAAATCTCAGATTCAAAAATCAACTTCCCTCGTTCCTGTACATACATTTTCCATACATTACCCCTCTTCTTTATCTGGAAATCGATCGTATTCTTATCACGTGGTTTCCATTTGAACATAGTCTCGTGTGTACCTGTCTTAATAGTATCGTTTATAGGTGTAAAAATAAGTCCATCAATATCTTGTGTTACTGTCGGAAGGTACGTTTCCATAAACATTTTATAATCAGTCATGAGGTGAAATATTTTTATTTTAAGTTTAATTGGATCGTATTTGAGACTTGTGAGCATTTTTTTTACCGTTTCAACCGATTTCAACCTGGTCAAGAAATCTACATTCCCAACAACCTTTCCACATTCGAGTAATATATCATACACCATAAATGTATTTTCATACATTTCACCTTCCATAATAGTGCCATCGTACACGGGTTTTCTAAAATTGAGTGGACATGAAAACATATCCATCGCTCGATTCAAAAAAATACACTGTTTTTTATTTTCAAACATGAATGCGAGCATCATGAAACGCACACCGTCCGTCTTCTCACATACAACGTATGGATTTGATGCGAGTGTATCGAAGTGGCGATATTCAATCGAGATAGGTTGACTTCCGGGGAATATATTCTTTCCCGTCGTACCCCATGATTGTTCCATGAAGGACATCGTATATTTGTAAAGAGGGTCGTCCCTATTTACAGATAGACGTTGCATTATATACAAGTTTTTACTGTTATCTTTAACTAGATTTAATACCAGCTGAATTTAATATGTTTCCTAAACACTCGTGTGTGTAGGTAATCACGATATTAGCTGCAGTATACGCCACGATTTTCACACCGTTTTCTTTGAATTTTTCAAACATTGTCAACGACTTAGGATGTATTTTTACACCACCCGTACGTCTACATTTCACGCGGTTTAATGTTGGTTTACACATCATTAGCCAAGTCTTCGCCTGTGTAGACTTTACGTTATAATAGTTTTCACTGATACACGACGAAACGTCTGTATCGAAACGCAACCCCATTTGACGCGTAGGTTCAGTTGAACCAACCATAACCTTATCCTTGAACATTCCCCAATCTATACCATCCATAACGGCGGGAAAGACGAGTACATGTACATTTTCATTCGGCTCAAACACCGTCGATAGACTAGCGTCGTCCACCTGTATACCAAAATCGATGAAAAGTATACGGTCGTGTGTTTTCATACCTTTCTCTATACATTCCGATTTTGCGTATGGATCATCATTCACAAATTCAATCTCATGTTGAACACCTTCGGTCTGCATGCTTTTTATATTACATCGGAGTATGGTGTGTAAAGTCTTAACGTGACACGATCCACTCCTAGTCACAACGATCGTCCGAAGTTTCATTTCTTATTATAAAACGCTAAGCCTTAAGCCTATCATTTAAACAACCTGAAAAGGGTAAGTTTCCGACGTGTCCTAAAGTTGTGCTCACATCGGCAAAGATCTTTCCATCCATTTGCTGCCACCTTCTACAAAATGCATAATCTTCCGACAGGTAACGTTTAGATACCGGGTCTATCATACAATCAAAAATGGCACAATATTCATCAAAATCGCGGTTCTGGTGATCATTCTTACACGTGAGTGTAGGTCCGTAATGTTCATGCATTCGTTCAAGCGCGGATCGAGATATCATCATAAACCCAGTGGGCCCGTCTAATACTTCTACAAAACCATCGACGACTGAACGTTTAGATGCCCCTATATTAGCAACAAGACTAGACGATAAGAAACTCATATCTCTTGTATCACCGTTTTCTACAGCCGTACGAGCTTGATCCCACATTACAACCTTTTTCGGATAGCACGCAACGGAAATATCATGACCAGAACGCAAAAGTCGAAGAACTGCAGCCGGGTCAAATTCAACATCCGCATCAATAAACATGAAAAAATCAGCGTCAGTTTTTTGCATAAATCGACCGATTGAAACATTTCTAGCACGGTGTACAAGACTTTCATTTTCAGTCGTATCAAGCATTAACTGAACATTTTCACGAATAAGAAGTAGCTGAAGCTGAACAATACTCTTCAGGTACTTTTCCAAACATAACCCACCGTAACACGGTGTACTTAAAAAAAGTTTTACCATATCTACTTCATATTACAATTTATCCTCTAAGTGTCGTTTCAATATGACAACTATCTTATTCAAAGTGGGTATAGAAACACCACACTTTTCACACAGTTCAGACTTTGACATCTTCTCACCGAGAACTGTGAATATAATAGCAGTCGCGACGCTATTAGGTGATTTACTCATTAAATCTACACACTCTTCTAATTTGCTACACATTTGATTACATGATAAACGCTCTTCGCGTGATATTTCAAATGAGTTCAACAACCGCGACATAACATTAAACGGTTTTGTTACATAATTTTTCTCCGTCTTTTCATCCTTTATAATCCCCGTGAACATGGTCGTCGTGCGACTGATATCCTTACATTGGACACCAAACATCTCGGCAACCTCCTTCGTTGTTCGAGGAATGTTTGCCAATCTACACGCATATAAAACGCAGTTCGCCTTTATCCCTGATCGAACAGCCCCCCGTGTCAATTTATTTTCGTTGAATTTTTTATACAATGTTTTCGCATCTTTCAAGACACATTCGGGGAGACTTTGACACGCCTCGTCAATGTCCTTGTACGCATGGAACAGTGATCGATCTCGGTGGTTCATCGAACTATGGAAATTAATTTTAGCCATTCGTTTCGTTTCATAGCTTGACGTATACTTCGTAGCTATCACCGTACCCTTTCCCCATGCATTGGAAAATAAATCCTGGTTAGTTGTTGGTACCATACATCGTGATGGATCTGACACGCGTCCGTCGTCAGATACACCACTCGTCCATTCAGCTGTATCGTCAATATAAATCGAGTCAACCTTCCCACACATTGTACATACCATTCCTTCTCGTGTAAGTGTTTTGTAATTTACGCATTCCATGCAAAATCTATTATCCACTGGCTTTAGTGTCGGTGTTTTATCTTTAATTGTTTGGTCGATATGAGACCATATAGCAGCCAGTGTATGTGAATCCATATAAAATATAAATGCTTTTTTTATTTTGGAATTGGCGCACTTAGGTTAAAAATTGATGTCATCCATTTGCAATCGTGCACGCTCTTCTATCCTATCAACAGCCTCCTTAAACCGCGAAGAACCTGGGCTAGAGGGGGTCCATTCGTGCCACGCCCTGTCGAGAGCCGCAGCATCGGGGGGTAATTCTAGACGCCCTTCAAACTCACTATCGGATACAACGAAGCTGCCAACGTCACTTCCAGTCTCGTCACTTTCGGCACATAAAACACTTTCCATGTCAGAATCCTGTTCGGTCTCTATCACGTACATTCTGTCAGCTTCGTTGATACACCAAAACATAGTTTCATTCCCTGGAAAATGTTCACTCACACTCTCCTCTCTGAGTATATTAGTCTCTTCATCCAACGTAAACACTTCAGCACCCTTGTAGGTACACGTCGTCTCTGAATAGTACTTAACAATCAAGTAATCTTCGCGGTGCTCTTCTACGAGAGCATACGCGTCGTCATCTACATCGTCGAAATTTACAAGAACTCGTATGAGATCTCCAGGCTGGATTTCTGAAAATTCAAACATTCTTGTATAAAGATTTAACACAAAAATATTATACGATTATAACACACGCGATGGGAATTGAGATTTTCTCAAAGATAGACTGCAAATACTGTATATACGCGGAAAACACGTGTAAAGAAATGAACCTCGAGTACACAAAAATAATTGTCGATAAAGATGAACTAAAAAAACAATGTGGACCCGGCGCTGTCGCATACCCACAAATCAAAGTCAACAACAAATGTATCGGAGATTACTTCGCATTCCAGGAATATATCGATGAATCTGAACCAATGCTCTTACCTACGATGAATAG